ATGCATTTGAACAAATGGAAACCGCTGTTGCCATATCTCTTCTCCTGAATGTGGTGGAGATGACTAATTAAAGCCACCTCCTTTTTTTTTTACAACTTTAGTCTACTACATAAACTAAGTAGCCAGATGCAGTATCGCCAGAAACGATAGCAGTATCGGTACTTGTTAATCTAATAGATACACCACCTTGCGAAATGAATACTTTAGTATCTGCTGTTAATGCAGACCCTACAGCTATTGCACCAGCAGTATCAACAGAAACACCGTTGTCAATACCATCAGCATCAGCAGCTACAGCAGCACCGTCTAGGTCTGTGTAAGCATCCCAACCGACATCCATAGTAGCACTGGTAGTAGTCCAGTTATGCTCAACGCGACTTAACGCACCTAGCAAACGAACAGTTCCAGCAGGTAAACGAGCAACTTCCGCAGAAGATGTCGCATCACCAGCACCTGATTGTGTGTGATCGAACGCAGCAATGCGTAAACGACCATGAACATCAGATGTTTCTTCCCTTACAGAAGGACTAGCATCAAAGTTAGTTACTTGCGTACTTTTTTGAGTAGTTACAGCCATAATTATTCTCCTATATTATTCTACACACGCAATCTCTACTACTTTTTCGTCTTCAACACGAGTAGCACCGATTGTCATTGATAAAAATACTTGCGTAGCATAGTTCTTGTCATCTCTCTCGGTAATACGAGTTTGAATGTCTGCACCTAATGCTAAACCAATACCTGACTTACAATAAACAGTAACCTGACGATTACTATTCGAGTCATTTCCTAAACGCTCTGAACGGATAAACTTAAATCCTAAGAAAGTATCTAATTGACCTTGTGCCAACGCTTTAACAGTGTTGTAGTCAGAAGATTTAACTTCAGTAGTATTTAACAAATCAGTTACTTGCTTCGCAGAAAGAATACAGAAGCGTTCTTCATCTGCATCTACATCAGAACCATCAATGATTTCTTTTGCCTCTAACAGTTTTGCCACTGTTAAACCTAAAGAAGCATGAACAATTTTCTGAGATGAAGGAAGTGCGATAGTAGTACCACCAGCAACACCACCATAGGCATTACCCACTGCAGCTTCAATAATTGCAGTATCCATAGCGCGACCCATTGCATTAGCACCAGCCATTGCATACTCGCTCTGTGGAGTGATTAACATACGAACTTTATCTTCCTGATCGATTAAATCAGCCCAGTCATAGTCATCCATTGAAACTCTGCGTCTTGAGTGCGGAGTGTCCATACGCGGAGTATCTGCGTGGCGTGAAGTACGCTTTTCAGCTGAAACTGCACCAATTCTTTCGAAAAAGTGATTCTTACCTGTTACTGATTCAAAACGAACCGAGTCGCGTAATCGTGAACCTTTCTGTTGTGCAAGGTGCAACACATTACTTTTATACTGCTCGACAAAAGCAGTTGTAATTTGAGTAGACATAATGTCCTCCTTCTATTATTATTTTATATATCCAGTGGGCATTATCCTTTCGGGTGTCCTGTCTATTACGCTGACTATGCGAGTTTAAGAACCACCTTTAACCTACTGTTATCCGTGAGGGCAGTGTCTGGTTACAAGCGAATTTTACCTCGCTTGTGGATTATCTTACCACTAATTATATGCTTTATCAAATAATTGTCGCATTTCTTCTTGAGCGTCTTGATGCTTAGGACTTGTAGCATCCCAATAAGCATTAGATTTATCTCCGTTGATTTGCTCGATTTTCATCTTAGCATCTAGTGGACTCATCACTAAGGAGTTGTTAGCAGTTCCCTGTGCAGAGTCTTCTGTGATGTCTTTACCTGCATTTGCAAGTAATCTAATTAGATCTGGATCATTACCATATCTAGGGTCTGCCAACTTCTGCTGAAGTTCAGGTGTTCCGTAGACACGCAATGCTCTTTGTGCAGCAGAAAGGCTCTTATTGTAATTAGCACCAAACTCTTTCTTTAGCACTTCTTCTGTTTGGACACCCATAGAATCCCCAGCAGTTTGCTCTTGATTCATTTGATAATCTACTGAGCCTTTTTGCCATTCAACTAAGCCTTGCATTTGTTTAGGTGATAATCCTAAATCATGTCCTGTTTGTTTGAATGAGTTCATCATTTCCTCTGGATAGTATTGTTCATATCCTGTTGGAACTTCAACTTCATAGCCTTCTGGTTTCTCAGGTCTACCAAGTTTAGTATATAACTCGCTCATTTCTTCATCATTCTTCGGGATAGGTATTCTACTGCCCATCATTTTCTGCTGATGAATAAGTGTTTTAGCTGCTGATTCGGTATCATTGATACTTGCAAGCGTTGGATCTGCTCGTAATTCTTCTGATAACCCTTCACGCCAATCTTGGTTATCACTCTCAACAGGTGCTAATACAGCATTATCCGTTGTTTCTGTGGCCATTTCTTCACTCATAATTTTATTCCTCTTTTGTATTACACATATTTAAAATACGAAGATAGACAGCTCTTTCGCCTTCTCTCCTCGCGGTTTCATACGAGTCACCTTTCACATAGGATTCCCGTAGTTGATATGCCTTGCGTAGGTCATCTAGGACTTTACCCCCAGATATAGACCCAAAACAGTCAGCATAATCTCTTTTTATTTTAGCAATGGCTCTAGGCATTTTCTACTGCCCCCATCATTGCTTCCATACCTGCTTGTGTTTGTTCAACATTTTCAGGTGTCATTTGTTCTGCTATTGGTGCTGCAGTTGCCGCCATCTCTACACCTTGTTGTGCTTGTTGCATTGCCATTTGCTCTTCTTGCTGTTCTCTTTGTGCTTGACGCTGTTCTTCAATTTCTTGAGGATCACGCATGATGTTCTTCGGAACACCTAGTAATTCAGCACGAGAACGAATTGCTGCATCATGGTCAATGTTATCCATAACCTCTGGTGCAATCTGTGCCAAGTTAGCCGCCATCTCATACAATCTTTCTACAGCAGTAGCCTCTTCCATTCTTTGTGAGCGTGCTAGTGGACCAACATATTCAATATCGATAGCAACACCATCTAAAGAGCCTGGCGCAGGTGCAAACATTTCATTTCGTTGCATAATAGCAAAACATCTTTCAATTAACGGATTCAAGAACTCTGTTTGGAATCTACCTAGAGTAGGGCCAAGCAATCTTTGCATCAATTCATAACGAACTTGTACTTCTGTAGCAGTCATTTGTGGACCACTCTGTAACTCTAATTGATCTGAGTAGAATGCTTGCTTGATAGCACCACGCAATTCAGACTCTTTCATATCAGATACATCGAATCTTGCACCAGTATTAAGTGGTTTAATTGCATCACCTCTACGAACAACAGTAATACCAGAAGGATTCGTCTTAACTCTACCGATTACTCCGTCATCTTCTACTAGAAGTGGTGGATCAATAGCTTTAGCCCATGCTTTAAGACCTAATTCCACTGCTTTGTTCAGAGTTTTGATGTCTGGTAGTGCATTATAAGCAGGTGAACGACCATATTCTTCGCCTGAAGCCTTAGACCATCGTGTTACAAGGTATGGCATTTCGTTATATCCACCTTCTTGAACAACATTTTTGTCTTCCTTACTTATATGTAAGCTTATCCAAGGTAGTTTAGTCTTATACTCACCATGATATTCTTCTGCTGGCATGACACAATGAATAAATGTGAACTTCTTATCAGGATTATTCTCAAAAGCTTCTTGAATCTTAGAACCTACTGCATCACCCCACTTTTGTTTGGCTTGTCGAGCAGTATATTGAAACTTCCTATATAAGGTATCAATCTTTCCCTTATGATTCTCCGATATAAAATACTCTGAAATATGAAGTGTCCTAAAGTTAAAACCATTTTCATCTTCTTCTGTTTCAATACAAGCAGTACCAATAGAGCAAATATCAAGATAGAACTCATGCACTTCAGTATTGAAATTAGACGAGTTAAATGCTTTATACATTCTATTACGACAATCTTCTAACCATACTTGAACTTCACGAGATTCATTTAAACTCTCATTACGAACTCTTAGATGAAACCAAGGTAGTGATGCTGATGTTAATGTTCCTTGTAATGATGCCGCTAATAATGTATTGGCATGGATTGCAGAAGAGTCATACAACTTCTCGGTACGCTTTGCACCTTTAGCATATTGAACTGTTACTTCTGCTTTACGAGGCATTACATAATCAAGAATCTCTTGCCAATGTACTTCCCATGTCTGTTTTCCAGACTCTAAACTAGATAATCTTTTTAGTATTTGTTCTACCACAGTAACCTCCTACGGTTTTTTACCTGATCCGAGAAGTGATCGAGTCTTTACATCAGCCTCATCTTGATCGCCCTCACCTCCAGTAAGAAGTGTTGAATATCTTCCACTCTTTTTCTTATTTAGTAATGCAGTTTTCTCATCTTTCAAGTCCTGTTCCATTTCAGCTGTTTCTTTTTCTCTTTGATTAGCCTCAGCAGTGTAATCTACTGGTGGTGGTGGAACATAAGGTTGTTGTTTTGATCCCATTTTTCTCTCCTATAGCCAGGTACAATCTCTTTTGAGCATACCGTAAATATTAATATCTTTTAGATTCTCTGAGATTTCTCTCATAGTACCTTCCTTTTTAAAGCCTAACCGTTTCAAGAATACATTTGCTTCTCTA